CTTGCTCTGAGAGCATACGATCGACTATATAACAATATTACAACAAAGCAAATTCATGAGATTCTAATCTCAACAGCAGTTGATCTGATTAGTGATAAGACACCCCAATATGATCAAGTTGCATCTCGATTAGTAAATTTTGGTCTTCGCAAAGAGGTATATGGATCATATGAAATTCCATCTCTACTTAGTATCATCAAAAAGAACATTTCTTTAAAGAAATATACGTCAGAAATTCTCGAATGGTACACTGAAGAAGAAATCAATGAAATTGAGAGTTTTGTTGATCATTCACGCGATGAGCAAATTTGTTATGCAGGAATTGAGCAATTTCGTCAAAAATATATTGTTCAAGACCGCTCAAAGAAAATTCTTTATGAAACACCACAAATTCGATATATCATTGTTGCTATGACAATGATGGCAATGGAATCAGAAAATCGACTTCAGAAAATCAAGCAATATTATGATGTTATGACAATGAAGCGAATTTCAATTCCGACTCCGATTAATGCAGGAATGGGCACACCTGTTAAGCAATTTAGTTCCTGCACACTAATTCCTGTATTAGATAATCTTGATTCTATTAATGCTGCAGCTGCTTCAATTGTCAAGTACGTATCTAAGAAAGCTGGTATTGGCGTTGACA